AAAGACCTTCTCCTCCCCGGTCTCCGTGGGGTTGAAGGCAAGTACGAGCAGATTCCGTCACAGTATGACAAAATCTTCACGAAGCATGAGTCCAAGATGGCTCTGGAACGCACCGCTGAGATGCGCTTCCTCGGTCTGGCTCAGTTGAAGACTGAAGGTGGTCAGACTGCGTTCGATAACGCTGCTGGCGAACGCTATGTCTACAATCAGGAACACACTGAAATTGCTCTCGGGTACGCAATTACCCGCAAGGCAATTGACGACAACCTGTACAAGACACAGTTCATGCCGTCGAACCTTGGCCTCATCGAGTCCTTCCAGCAGACGAAGGAAATCTATGGCGCTAACATCCTCAACACCGCGACGACCTACAATGCGTCCATCGGTGGTGACGGTAAGGCTCTCGTCGCTTCGGATCACCCGATTGATGGCTCGACTGTGTCGAACTACGCAACGGTTGAACTGAACGAATCGACCCTGCTCAATGCGATGATCGCAGTTCGTACCAACTTCAAGGATCAGGCTGGCCTCAAGGTCTTCGCCCGCGCCCGCAAGTTGATCGTTCCGACAGCTCTTGAGCCTGTTGCGATCCGCCTCACGAAGACCGAACTGCGTCCCGGCACTGCCGACAACGACGTTAATGCGATCATGATGACCTCGGGCGGCTTGCCTGAGTCGTACATGGTTTCGGACTTCTTGACCTCGACTTCGGCTTGGTTCCTCCTGACAAACATCGATGGTTTGTCGTACATGGAGCGCGTCAAGTTTGAATCCGATATGCAAGTGGATTTCGTGACCGACAACCTGCTGGTGAAGGGCTACGAGCGTTACAGCTTCGGCTACTACAACTGGCGTTCGATCTACGGATCGTTCCCGTCGTAATCGCAAGAGGCGGGGTGTAAAAGCCCCGCCTTTTATCTTGGTATCTTGATCGCACTGACCGGCCAAGCGGACTCTGCACAGACAGTGTGATCTCATCGTGCAGGAGGTTCCTATGGGAACAACTACATTTACTGGCCCCGTGAAGGCTGGCGACGTTTTGAACACGACCGGCAGCACTGTTGGTACGATCAAGAATGTCGGCACTCTTGTTGCGGCTCAGTCGGCGGCTATCACGCAGTCTACAACTGCCGCTGCCACCAGCATTGTTATCCCCGCGAACAGCACCATCATCGACATCGAGTTGTTCGTGACGACAGCTTGGTCGAGTGCTACGACGACCTACACTGTTAGCGTTGGTACTTCGGCGACAGCAACAGAACTCGTTGCATCTACGAATGCTAATGCCATTGGCATCCTTGCCCTTAATCCGGGAACGGACGCTACGCGCACGGGCAAGTGGGTCAATGTTGGCACTGATGATGTCGTGATCTGGGTTGACTCCGGTGCTCCGGATACCACTCCCGGCGCAGGCCGTCTCGTTGTGACGTATATTCAGGCGGCAAACGCCTAATCCGAGCTATAGGAGGCTCTCATGAAGGGTAAGACACAGAAGGGCGTTAAGGCCAGTCAGGAACTCGGCGGCGACTTTTACGCTGGCGGCGGCAGCAATGTCGCGAAAGAGTCGAAGAACAAGGCCGAAGGCTTCAAGAAGGGCGGCAAGATCGCCAAGATGATGGGCGATAAGGCTAAGGCCCATGCCGGTCGTAAGCCCCGCAAGTCGGGCGGATCGGTTCTCTCTTCCGCTGCGAAGGGAACGATGCGTCCGGGTTTTGAAGGGTAATCCACTCCCGCAAAATCTGCACTTTACGGGGGCCACTGCGCCCCCGTTTTTCTAGGAGGGGATCATGGCTGGAGCATGGACACGCAAAGAAGGGAAATCCCCTTCCGGCGGGCTTAACGAAAAAGGTCGCGCTTCTCTTCGCGCTGAAGGCCACAACATTAAGCGTCCGCAGCCAGAAGGCGGCTCGCGCAAAGACAGCTTCTGTGCGAGAATGACTGGCATGAAGCGCAAACTGACCGGCTCTGCAAAAGCGGCGGACCCGAACAGTCGGATCAACAAGTCTCTTCGCAAGTGGGATTGCTGACATGGCATCCAAGCCGCAAAACTCAGGTCTATGGGGCCGTGCTAAAGCGGCGGCGAGAGCTAAGTTTGACGTTTACCCATCAGCCTATGCCAATGCGTTTGCCTCAAAGTGGTATAAACAGCACGGTGGTAAATGGTCTGGCGACGATAACCGCGTCAACAAAGCTGAAGGCGGCGGTTTGGGAAAATGGTTTGCTGAAGACTGGCGAGATGTGAAAACCGGCAAAGAATGTGGTAGAATTCCCGGTGAGAAGGGAAAGCGTCCTTATCCGGCTTGCCGTCCTGCTTCTGCCGCTGCCAACATGAGCAAAGAGCAGAAAACATCGATGGCTCGGAAAAAGACTGGCCCTGCTAGAAAATCGTGGCCTGTTTCGCCGTCCGGCGCGAAGAAGGAAAGCTGAAATGCAATATAAGGCTCTCACCAAAACTGGAACAGGTCGCAGCGGCATCTGCGTTCTTGATGATTTCCAAACACCGTTCAATGTCGGCATCGCTGTTTCGATCAGCGCAACGGCAACATTCACAGTCGAGTATTCACTCGATGATCCTAATGCAGCGGGCTATTCGCCATCGACGGCTGCATGGTTTGTTGCTCCGGGCTTTACGTCGGGATCGGCTGCCATCGCTGGTGCTTTCACCATTCCTTGCCGCGCAATTTGCGTCAATGTTTCGGCGAATACTGGCACTGTGACAGCGAACATCGTTCAAGCTGGACCCGCGTAAGGGATAACCAATGGCAACGAGCGGCACATACACGTTCAATCCGGGTCTCGGTGAACTGACACTATATGCTTACAACTTGATTGGCGTCCGTAACACGGCTGTCCTTCAAGAGCATATGGAAGCCGCTCGCATGGCATCCAACATGATGCTGTCCCGTTGGGCCAATCAGGGCGTCAATCTGTGGGCAGTCGATCTCGTTACTGTGCCTCTAGTTCAGGGTCAGGCAACGTATAACGTCGATGCAAACACGGTTGTGATGCTCGATGCTTACATGGTCATCGATAACGGTCAGTCGCAGCCGATTGATCGCATCATTTTGCCGATCAGCCGCACTGAATATGCGTCCTATCCGAACAAAGAGCAGCAGGGTTTCACGACCACATTCTGGTTTGATCGCCTGCTTTCTCCGACCGTAACTCTCTGGCCTGTCCCAGACGGTACGAGCGCCCAGTTTCTCAAATACTATCGCGTCCGCAGATTGCAGGATTCAAATCTGCAAAATGGCGAGCAGGTCGAAATCCCTTATCTTTGGATGGAGGCTTTTGCCTATGGCCTCGCGCAGAGACTTGCGATGGTCTGGTCGCCAGACAAAGTAGCATTGCTGAAGCCTATGGCTGATGAAGCCTACATGATCGCATCGCTGCAAAACGTCGAAACGGCGCAACAATATATCTCGCCTCAAATCTCTGGCTATTTCCGATAGGGGGCATTCATGGGATATGCTTCTCAATCGGGTAGGGCTAGGACAAGCGCCAGAAATCCGCAGGCTCACGCCATATGCGATAGGTGCGGGTTCCGATACAATCACGTTGATCTCCGTTGGCAGTATGACTGGCGCGGAGCTTCGTTGATGAATATCCGGCTTCTTGTTTGCAATCCTTGCTACGATACTCCTCAGTCCCAGCTTCGTGCGATTGTGGTTCCGGCTGATCCTGTGCCGATTGTCGATCCGCGCATTCAGGACTTTGTCACGGCAGCATCGAACACTCGTGTTACGTCCGGTCAGAACACAACTGATCCGACGACGGGCTTGCCAGTTCCGGGTGGCGACACTCGTATCACGCAGGATGATGATACTCGTGTCACGCAGCAAACGGGTGAGCCTCCGGGTGGCCTTAATACGCAACCGGGTACTGATCCAAACGCACCGGGTAACAATGATCCCGGCTTGCCGTATAATAACACTGACGTTCCAGAGACAGGGCCGCTTACATGAGCAATGTGCAAATCCCAAACCTTCCCGCCGCAACGGGTTTGAGTGGCTCTGAGCAGTTTGAAGGTGTTCAGGCCGGAACTTCGGTTCGCATTACAGCGAGCCAGATCGCTACCTACATCTCGTCTGCATATCCGGCTCCGGGCATCGCCAGCGTCACGGGCTCGGCTCCTATCTCGGTTAGCACTGTTGGCAGTGCGGCGACGGTTTCTCTTAACCTTCAGGGCGTCACGAATGCCTATATGGCAACGATGGCGGCTGGCACGGTGAAGGCCAATGTTACAGTTGGCTCTGCGTCTCCGACAGACGCCACGCCTAGTCAGGTTCTGGACGTTATCGGCTCTGGTGGTGGCTCTCTGCTCTATCGCGGCGCTTCTTCTTGGGCGGCATTGTCTGCTGGCACTGCGGGCCAGTTCCTTGTTTCAGGTGGCACGGGTGCGCCTTCTTGGCAGACTCTGTCCGTTCCGTCTGGCAACATTGCGCCGACAGGTGTCGTGGCTGGCACTTATGGCTCGGCGTCCACTTCTCCGCAGTACACGGTTCTCGCCAGCGGTCAGTTGAGCGCGGCTTCTAACGTGCCGATTGTGATCCCCAGTACGTCGGTGACGGGTCTTGGCACGATGGCGACGCAGAACGCCAACGCTGTTGCCATTACCGGCGGCACGATGGACGGCGTTGTGATTGGTGGGGTTACTCCTGCTGCTGCTTCTTTTACGACCCTGACATCCACTAGCGCAACCAATCTGGGCACGATCCAATCCGGCGTCTGGAATGGCACTCCTATTGCAGTGCTGTATGGCGGCACTGGCGCGACGACAGCCTCTGGCGCTCGCACAAATCTCGGTGCGGCAGCGTCTGGTGCAAACAGCGACATCACGAGCCTGTCGGGCCTGACGACGCCGCTCTCGGCTCCGCAGGGAGGCACTGGCTTTGGGTCTTATACCACCGGCGACATCCTCTATGCCGATACGTCGTCTACTTTGGCGCGGCTCAATGATGTAGCTACCGGCAATGCGTTAATTTCTGGTGGTGTTGGTGTTGCACCGTCTTGGGGAAAGATTGGGCTGACCACGCATGTCAGCGGCACTTTGCCGGTGGCAAACGGTGGTTCCGGCGCGACAACCCTGACGGGCTTCCTCAAAGGCAATGGCACATCGGCTTTCACAGCACAGGCCACGATTGGCAATGCCGATCTGACCAATAGCAGCCTGACTGTCGGCTCTACGACGATCTCGCTTGGCGGCACAGCTACGACGCTGGGTGGCCTGACGACTGTCACGCTGACGCAAGACCCGACAGCGGCTCTGGAAGCCGCCACCAAGCAGTATGTTGATAACGAGGTTCTGTCGGTCTCTAATACGACGTTCCATGCTTCGTCTGGCTATGCCACGACTGCTGATCTTGGCTCGGTAACGTATAGCAATGGCACGGGCGGCGTTGGCGCGACAATCACCCAGTCGGGTTCGCCCTCTGTCCTGATCATTGATGGCTACACATTCACAGCCACCGATGTCACGAATGCCACGCGCGTTTTGGTCAAAAACCAGTCTTCTGGGCTGCAAAACGGCATCTACACCGTCACGAATGAAGGTTCCGGCGCTGCCAACTGGCAACTGACCCGCGCGACTGATTTCAACACGGTTGGTACTGGTCCGAACCGCGTTCAGACGGGCGCGTCTACCTTTGTCACGGGCGGTGCGGCCAACGGCTCCACCGGCTGGGTCATGAACACGGACGGCACAATCATCATTGGCACGACGGCTCTGGTCTGGGTTCAGTCGTCGTCTTCGTCCAGTGTCACGGTCACCTCGCCGCTTCAAAAGGTTGGCTCGGTCATTAGCCTGACGACTGTTCCGGTCAATCTCGGCGGTACGAACCTCACCAGCTACACGCAGTACGGGCTGCTCTATGCGCCGACATCTGGCTCGCTGGGTCAGGTATCCACTGGCACGGCTGGCTATCCGCTGCTTTCGGGCGGCGCTGGTGCGGCTCCTGCCTTCGGCCAGCTTTCTTTGACGGCTGGCGTCACTGGTACGCTTCCTGTCGGCAATGGCGGTACTGGCACTGCGACTGCCTTCACGGCTGGCTCTGTGGTGTTTGCTGGCGCTTCGGGCGTCTATTCGCAGGACAATGTTGAGTTCTTCTGGGATAACACCAATGACTTCTTAGGTCTTGGCACGGCTGTCCCTGACACGCGCCTGACGATTACCGCGCCAACTCAAACGGCTGTGACGGCTGGAACGCTGCCTGCTGGTACGGACTTGCACATTGTGGGCGCTGACAGCGCAATCACCCGCATCACGCAGGACTCTTTCGGCACGGGCAACTATCCGGCTTACACGGGTCGTGCGGCTCGTGGCACGGCTGCGGCTCCGACAGCATCTCAGGCGGGTGACATCCTTTCGCAATACGGTGGTCGCGGTCACGGCGCTACAGCCTACTCGTCTAC